CCCGAACTCTGGGCGCTCCCGACGTGGACCAACAAGGCCCGCGAGCACCTGGAGGAGGGCGAGTACCGCCTCTTCAGCCCGCTCTTCCTTACCGACAACAAGTCCACGCCGCCGCGAGTGGTGGCGCTGGAGAACATCACGTTGACCAACCTGCCGGCCCTCACCGAGCTGGTACCGCTAGTAGCGGCATCGACCCAAAGCCAAGGAGACTCCATGGACCCTGAGAAGATCAAGGCAGAGCACGAAGAAGCACTGAAGCGCCTCAAGGATGAGCACGCCGAGGAGCTGAAGAAGCTCAAGGAAGACCACGAGAAGGCCCTCTGCGAGCACAAGGCGCTGACCGAGCGCGCTGCCAAGATGGACAAGGTCGATGCCAAGCTGAAAAAGCTGGGCATCAGCTTCGACGACTGGGCCGCAGAGGAATCGGCCGAGCACGAGCAGGACGACGGCGGGGGCAAGGAAGAGGCGAAGGCCCTGACGGCGCTCAAGGATGCCGTGTTGGCCATCACGGGCGCGAAGGACGTGGGCTCGGCCGTTGGCGCCGTGACCGCGATGGCAAATCAGCACAAGGAGTATGTGGCGCTCAAGGCGACGGCCGAAGCTGCCACCGCGAAGGCGTTGGAGACCGAATTCGACACGACGCTCGAAGCTGCCATCTCCAGTTACAGGATTCAGCCTGGCCAAAAGCCGGTGTTTGAATCTTTCAAGCAATCGGTTGGCATCAAGCAGGCACTGGTCGCGCTCAAGATGGCGATTCCCGCCGACGCGATGGTCTTGTCGGCCGCGCCGCGACTGCCCACCGGTGAGATGCCGATTGACCCCGCGTATGTCGAAGCCGCGGCCCGCATCGGCAAGCCGCTCAGCTTCATCACCGACTTCATGAAGAGCCAGGGCCAGCGCGTCTAGGCCGGCAAACGATTTCCCAAGAAAGCGCAACCAAGGAGACCTCAAATGTCAGCACTCACCAGTTTTCGCGATAGCAAGAAGATGTTTCCCGCCAGCGTCTCCAGCCTTGCGCTGGGGGCGAATGTCCATGCCTTCGCGGGCGGCATCGCCTGCACCAATACCAACACCGGCTATGGCGTCACCGGCACGGCCACCACTGGGTTGGTGGCGCGTGGCATTTTCGCCGCCGATGTTGACAACAGTGGGGGAGGGGCCGCTGGTGCTCTGACGGCTCCGGTGGACGTGGGCAGCTTCTGGCTCGACAACGACACCACCGGCAGTCCCTGCGCGCGGGCCAATATCGATGCCCTCTGCTACATCTTGGATGACCACACGGTCACGATGAACGCGAGCGGTACTTCGATTGCGGGAATCATCCGCGATGTTGGGACGCTGGGAGTTCTGGTCCAACTCGGCTCTCCGTTCGCTTCGACGCTTGCGTCCGAAGCCGGCACCCGGGCAGCCCTCAGCACGGCAATTGCACCTTCGTCTATCGCGGTGCCGTCCGGCATCGCCGCGCTTGTCGGAATCGACGGCCGCCAGGTCGCGGCCACGACGGCAACGGGTGTAGCCAAGGTGGTCATCGAACTGAAAATCGACGTCGTGGACGGTGCGGGAGCCTCGAATACCGATCTGTTGCTTGATGCCAACTACGGCAAGATCGAAATCCACTCGGCCAAGTTCATCAAGTCTGGCGCCACCGGCGGCGCTTCGGACACTGTGCGACTCGCGAACGGTCAAACCACGAACTACATCACAGCCTCGTTCGCGCTTTCGGGCGTCGCAGCCGACACCATCATGACGGCGGCCACCATCGCCCAGGCATACAACACTGTGAACGCTGGCGCCTATCTGCGTTCAGTCAACGCCCAGGGCACAACCAGCGTTGCTGGTACGTGGTGGATTACGGGCGTACGCGTCTAACCAGGGGCTAGCCCCGCAACTTTCAGCAAAGGAAAACCCAGATGGCACTCACGCTAGTTCCCAAGACAGGACAAGTTCTTTTCACGACCTTCAATGCGCTCTATCAGGGGGCGTACCAGGCGGTCGAGAAGTTCTACGAGGATTACGCGACCACCATGCCCAGCAACAGCGAGACCCAGCTTTACCACTGGATCGCGCAACTGCCGGGTATGAGGGCGTGGATCGGCCCGCGGCAAATGAACAATGCCGTATTGCGCGGCTACAGCCTCACCAACGTCGTGTACGAGGATTCGATCGCGCTTGACAAGTTCAAGGTCAAGAACGACCAGTGGGGCGCCTTCGGTCCCTCGGTGACTGCCTTCGGCGATGCCGTCGGCAAGTGGCCAGACCAGGTGATGGCCGCCGTCGTGGACGCGGGACACAAAACTCTCTGCGTCGATGGCCAGAACTTTTTCGACACTGACCACCCGGTCAGCATGTCGGACGCCAGTCAGGGCACGTTCTCGAACATGGGCGACGGGGCGGCCTACGACCTGCGGATCGACCCCGTTGGTGCGTTCAACTTGGCCCGGTCTGCCATGGCGAGCTTTGTCGGCGACGCCGGCCAGCCGCTCGGATTGCTGGCCGACACGATCATGGTCCATCCCGCCCTGGAGCGGTATGCCACGCAGATTGCGACCTCCGAGTTGATCCCGCAGACGTTCAACGCCACCGGCGTAAGCGGGGCCACGGTTGTGGCGGCGGCCGCCTCCTCGAACCCCTTCAAGGGCCGAGTGAAGGTCATCGTCAACCCATTCCTCACGAACGTGGCGGCCTACGTGTACTGCAGCAATCGGCCCATCAAGCCGTTCGTGTGGCAGTTGCGTGAGGCGCCCGTGTTCCAGGCCCTGGTCGACCCCACGCTGCCGAACATGTTCGAGCGTCGTGAGTTCGTGTACGGCGCTGAGGCGCAAGGCGCGGGCGGCTACAGCCTCCCCTTCCTCTGCATCCGCCTGAGCAACGGCCTAGCGTCGGCCGCCACGCTGGCGACCGGACAGTCCAGCACGGTCGGCGGTTCCTAGTCTTCTTCGCCCTCCGTCCTGGTTCCGGGCCGGGCCGGAGGGCTCACAAACCTTCCCGGTTCATCGAGGTAGCAGCCGATGCCCATGTTGTATGTCGTGACCGCAATTGACCGTACCTCGCTCGGGCTTCAGGGCTCGTGGCGGGGCGGTCGTTTCTGGCCTTCTTCGGCCAGTATCACCGTCGAAGTGCAGGACAACGATCAGTGTCCCGTTCTCGACGACCCGAGCAAGCCCGGGAAAACAATTCTCGATCCACTTCGGATCGGGCGCATCGCCTGGGCGCGCATCATGCTCGACCCGACGCTGTCCAAGAACCCAGCGCCCGAGGGCGCGAAGCTTGAGACCGTCGCCAGGAAGACGGCGGAACAGATCGAGGCCGAGAACGATGACCTTCGCCGGTCGGTTGCGGACTTGAACCAGCGGCTCGCGGCCCTCGAAAAGGAATTGCTTGGGGCGCCGGTGGTGATGCCGCCGGCTGAACCGTTGCCCGAAGCTCCCGTCCCCACAGTGGACGCTCCTGCCGTCGAGTCCGAAGCGACGGCGGTAGATGCGCCGCCCGCGGAGTCCCCCAAGGCCAAGCCCAAGGACAAGACCTGGGGGCGAAATAGGTAATGCCTTGGCGACTTCCTCGCAATACTGCGCCTCCACCGACCTGAGCGGCTACGGCATCAGGGCGGAGGCGCTGACCGGGGTTACGCCCGCAAATCTCCAGCTTGCGATCGCGGACGCGAGTGCCGAGATCGATGGCTACCTCCGGGCCCGGTACACGCTTCCCCTCGCAAGCTGGGGAACTGACCTGACGGCCATCTGCTGCCGTCTGGCCGTGTACCGGGTGATGATGATCCGCGGCTTCAACGCCGCCCGCGCGGGGGACGAACAGATCCGCCTGCAGTACGAGGATGCCGTTCACACGCTCGGCTTGATTTCGCAGGGGCGTGTTCACCCGAATGTCGTGGACAGCAGTAGCACCGCACAGGGCGAGGCGCCTGGCGCATTCCCGATCGCTTCCTCCTACCGCAGCCGCGGCTACATGGTGCCGGATGGTCACGACGGTGGCGCATTCCAGGGGAGGCGCTGATGGCGTCGGTCACCTGGGACAAGACTCTGTTGGCGGCCAAGATCGCGAGCCTCCATGGTCTCGAAGCCGACGCGTTCAAGACGACGCTGGCGCAGCTCATCGCTGCGGGCGGCGTCAAGTTGACCATGGACACGTTCCGCAAGCAGGCGGACCCCTACGGACAGGCGTGGAAACCGCTCAAGCGCGAGCGCAGCCGAGACAAGCGAGCACGACTGCGGCGCGAGGCCAAGGGGCTGAAGTCGCGCGGGCAGAAGATTCTCATCAAGAGCGGGCGTATGCGCGCCAGCACGACGGCGATTCAGAGCGGCAACAGCGGCGGCGTCGCCATCCCGACGGGGTATGCGGCCAGCCACCAGAATGGCGCTCACATCGCACCCCACACCCGACTAGCCAGCTACGAAAACGTCACGTATCGCGTGGGCAATCGCTTCGCGTCCATGAAACAGGCAATGAAGGCTCGGCGACTTGGCCAAGAAGTGCATGCCGGGCGCTACAACCGCACGTTCGCCAGCGGCATCACGATCCCCCAGCGGATGATGCTCCCGAGCGCAGATCGCGGCCTGCCGCCACCGTGGCGCCAGATGGCCACGCGTGAGTCGCTCGGCCTGATCAAGCGTGTCCTCAATCCGGGCGTGCAGACATGAAGCAATCCTTTCTCGCCCGCGACACCGGCCTGGACGCCAAGCTGGCGCTCTTGGATGGCGGTAGCCTGCAGTTTTTCGCCGCGCCGAAGCCCGCCGATACCAACACGGATCTAAGCGGGCAAACTCTCCTCGCGTCGTGTGCGTTCGGCTCACCAGCGTTCGCGCCTGCGGTCGATGGCGTCGCGACGGCCAACGCTGTAGCGAACGGCGTGGGGCTCGCGGTCGGGACACTCGGCTGGGCGCGTGGCTTTGGGGCCGATGGAGTCACGACCGTTGGTGACTTCACGGTTGGGCTGGCGGGTTCGGGCGCGGACATTGTGCTCGCTACCCTCAGCATCGACACCGTTCACGCGGTCAACGTCAATGCAATGACCGTCACCTCGCAGGATGGAACCTGATGCCAGCCACTCCCATCAATGCGACCGTCGCAGCAATTGAGCCAGCGGACACCACGTTGGTCAACTCGATGGCGCTGACCCAGACGTGCCCGGTCATCAGCAACATCGTCGGGCCGGTCCTGAGCGAGATGCAGATGATCGTTCCGGGGCTGACCGTTTACGCGCCCTCGGATGAGGCGGCCAATTCGGCGCCGCCTGCCATCTGGTGGTCGCCGCTGGACGAGGAATGGACAGCGCCCCAGCGACAGGGGGCGCCCAACGCGCCAGGACTGTTGTTCGTGCGCGAGATTCCGATTGCGTTTCTCATCTTCGGCGGCGTCGCTCCCGCCGGTACATGGCCGGATGCTGAGATCCCACTGCACGACTGCGACCTCACCGAGGTGCTGGCGAGCCACCTGGCGAACGTGTTGCAGCGCCGGCTCTCAAACATCGGGTACAGGTTCCGCAGTCTCAAGTGGTTCCAGCCCGAGCGAACCGGCATCGGCGCAGCGGCTGAACTGCAAGTCAGCATCCGCATGTCGCTGCTTCGCGAGGACAACCCGACAATCCACGTCACACGGGCGAACGTAGAGGTAACGATATGACCGACTCGCAAGACGAACCCGAGACTACCGAAGCTGAGCCTGCGCCTCTCACCGTGCGCGACCTCGCGACTGCAGCCGGCCTGTTCCCCGAAACGTTCAAAGGCAATGGGCGCCGGCCCATTCTGTTCAATCACAAGTCCTGGCAGCTCAAGGTGGCGATGGAGCGCCAGGGCTGGACGCTCGATAGCCAGACCACTCAACAGGCATTCGACGCCGCCATCGCAGAGGCGGCGGGCGCGACCGCACGATAGGAGATCACCATGGCGCGATCATCGGTAAACATGACCTTCACGGATGGCGGCCTCGGCATCGTGACGGGACCGCTCGGAGGCACCAAGACGCAGTTGATGTTGGGCATCTCGGCCAGCGGGACGCCCAATACCGTCATCCCGGTCAGCAGTCCAGGCGCGGCCACCCGGCTGCTGGGCGGCGGCCCGCTTTGGGACGCCGTCTATAACCGCGTCGGTCTTTCGGGCCAGACCATGCTGGCCGTGCCACTCCCGATCAACTCGGCGGGCTCTTGTGGCGCGTGGGCCCAGCAGGGTACGGGCGCGGGCGTTGTTTCGGCGACGCTCGGCCCTTGGCAGCAGATTCTTGTCTCGTGCGTGACCGGAGGGGCACTCGGCACGGCCGCGTTCCAGTTTTCGGTGAACGGTAGCGCCTACGGCGCGACGGTCGTGAGCGCGGTTGGGGCTGGCCCGTGGACGTATCGGGTTCCCGGCACACTGACGACCTTGTCGTTTGCCGCCGGCAGCTACGTGGGGAGCAAGATCTACACCATCGCGACCACGGGAACGATCACCTACACAGCCGGCGCGCTGGCGAATGTCACGCAGGCGTCGAGCCCGATGGACGCCTATGAGCTTCAGGTGACGATCACGACCGCGGGAGCGCTCGCTGCCGCGCAGTTCACCTACTCACTCGATGGCGGGAACACCGTCTCGGCGCCCATCACGACCGCCGCGACCGTCGTGCTGCCCAACACCGGCGTGGTGCTGGGCTTCACCAGCGCGGCCTACGTGGCGGGGGACATTTACACCGCCACGTGCGTGAATGCTGCCTATCAGTCGAGCGACGTGACAGCGGCCATCGTAGCAGCTCTGGCGCAGAGCAATCCTTTCGAGGGAGTCGACTGCATCGGGATGCCGGCCAGCGCGGCGAGTGCGCACTCTTTCGCTTCCGCACTCGACCTTGAGTTGCAGGCTGCAGCGGCCAGCAACAAGGTTTTCCTGTGGGGAACTGTGAACTGTCCAACCGTGGAAGCCGACACGGCCGTCGCTTCCCCCTTTGCCAACTTCACCTCGGCGAACGGACGCGTTTCGGTCCTCGTTGGGACCGAGGATTTGACAAGTCTTGCGACCGGGCTCATTTTGCGGCGGCCTATCGGATGGTCCTACGGTACACGGCTCGCGAGCATCCGCTACGCCGAGAGTCCCGGGTGGGTCGGGCGTGGTGGTCTGCCGGGTATTGATGCCATTCAAAACGCATATGGGACGACTGGTCTCGACGGCGCCGCCACGGCCGACGCATTCGACAGCGCCCGCTTCGTGACTCTCTGCCAGGGCAACGGATACCCGCCCGGCACCTACGTCACCCACCCCAACACGATGGCACTGTCGACGAGCGACTACAGGTGGATCATGGGTCTGCGGGTGGCAGACTACGCCGCCACCATCGCACAGGCGGCGCTGACGCTGTACCTGCAGGCTGACTGGCGGATCAATCCTGTCAACGGCCAGCTCGACAAGCGCGACGCCGGGACCATCAACGCCAAGATCACGCAACTGCTGGAGGACGCCCTGATCGGCCAGCCTGGCACCGCGACCGACAACGTTAGTAGCGTGATGTTCGCCCTCGACCCAGACACTGACCTGTTGAACAACTCCACCCTACTCTGCGCTCTGGCCTGCGTGCCGAAGGGCTACAGCGATCAGATTGACTGCAACTTCGGATTCTCCAACCCGCGCCTGACGGCGTCCCCGTAAGGAGCCCCAATGAGCATCTACCAAAACATTCTCAGCTACCCCGATACGGCGGGCTTCGCCCTCTCGTTTCCGAGCGTCGAGATTTCGCTCCTCGGGATCAAGAAGGTCGTGGCGACGAAGTCCTACGAGTACACCGACGGTCTCAGCATCGGCAAGGGCTGGGGTACCAGTAGCACGCGCCTCATCCGTACGCGCGGGCAATCGGACCCCACCGGCACGTGGGAGGTGTACCGATCGAGCTGGGACATGATTGCCACGACGCTCGCGGTGGCGGGGCTGAGTGGGTTCAGCGAGCTGGTGGTTCCAATCTTCTTCAGCTACGCGGAGCCTTCAAATCCGCTGCTGACTGTGACGGATCAACTGCTGGGCGTCCGCATCCACAGCCCATCACAGAGGGGCCAGGAAGGCACGGAACCGCTGACCGTCTCCCTGCAGCTCGACATCACGTCGATCGTTTGGGGTCGCCCCGGCATTGGCCAGCTCGGCCCGATTGGATCGGTCATCTAGTTCGACAACCGGAAGAGGTAGCCAATGGAACCAACATCACCGCAGACACCACAGCCCGCAGAAGATTCCGTCGAGATTGCCGCCATCAAAGCGGCCAAGGCGGCGGCGGGCATCTCATACCCGTTGCTGGTCCTTCCGACCGACGACGGCACCCGCACCGGCAAGGAAGTGCTGGTGGCGTTTCGCCGGCCCAGCAGCGCCGAGTGGCACCGCTATCGCTCGGAGTCGCTCGACCGCAACCCCGAGGTGCAGGCGAATGCCCTCCAGTGCATCGTTGTCCCGTGCGCCATCTACCCGGCGCGGCCCACGTTCCTGCGTATGCTCGACGAGCGCCCGGGCCTGGTAGAACAGTTCGGCTCCGAGCTGGTGGAGTACGCGGGCGCCGACCGCTCAAAAAAAGTCACGCTGCTGTAGAGGCGTACCAGTACGCCAGGAAGGATCTGGTCCAGATGGCCGAGTCTCTCCTGGTGCTCTTCGGCAGCCCGGCAGATGACCGAGCCATCATCGGGGCGATGCTGGTTGCCCGCGGGCTTGATGACATCGGCACTTGTGCCGAGTTCGCGCGGGCCTACGCCGAAATGCTATCGAGGCGACGCTGATGGCCGACGGCATCAAATTTCTCATCGAGCTGGACAGCAAGACCAAGGGCGCGGCCGATGCGATCCGTGGACTTGGCGGCGTCAGCAACGCGGCCGAGAAGGCCAACGAGCACATCAAAGGCATGGGCGAGAGCGGCAAGGGCTTGTCACGCGACGTCTTCACGGCCGAGTTCGCCGTGCATGCCCTGGAGCACGCATGGAACGGCGCCAAGTGGGCAGCCGAGAAGGTGCGGGACATCGTCAAGGAGACGATCAACACGGTGGCGGATGCCGAGCGCAGCAAGATGGCGCTCACCAATCTCATGGGCAGCGAGGGCGCCGCCAGCAGTGAGATCAAGTTCCTGGAGAAGTTCTCGCAGCTCACCGAGTTCTCGAAGAAGGAAACGGAAGGCTTCGGCATCTCGCTGATGAAGGCCGGGTACAAGGGCCAGGACTTTGAAGACGCGCTAGCGGCCGTTGCTGATGCTGCCAGTCTCTCTTCCGACAAGGTCGAGGGCGCACAGTCGGCACTCTCGTCACTGACCCGGATGAAGCTCACGGGCAAGCTGGATGCCCGCAGTCTCAAGGGGCTAGGGCTGGACGCCCGTGACGTCGTGAAAGACCTCGGCGGCGCACTTGGCATGAGCGCCGAGTCGGTCAAGAAACAACTTGAAGCGGGCGCCATCCCCGCCGCTGCAGCCTACGGGGCTGTTCTTCGTGCGATTGAGCGCAAAACCGGCAAGGGGCTGAGTGAGGCTGGCCAGGCAGCCGGCAAAGGGCTCAGCGCGAAGCTGACCCACCTGGGCGAGCTGCCCGGGAGGATCATGGCGCGGCTCGAAGGCTCGCCCGCAATGGAGCGGATCAAGGACCGCTTCGACAAGATGCTGGGCGCGCTGGATCCTGACAGTCCGAAGGGACAGAAGATCATCGGCGGCCTGGAAAAGCTGATGGCGGCCATCTCGGATGTGGATCTTGATCCACTGTTCGCCACTCTGACGAAACTCCCCGGCGTCCTTGCTAAGTCCATCGGTCCTATCGCGGAGCTCGCTGAGAAGATGGTCAGGCTGGCGAACGCCGTCGCGTCTCTGCCCGGTCGCGGGGAGACGATGGGCGACCAATGGGCACAGCAAGAGCTCGACGATCAACAGGCCCACCTCCGCTTTGAGGAAGAACAGCGGAGGAAGAAGACCGGAAGCAAAGCCGCTCTATTGGAGGGCAAACCGCTCGCTCCGGGGTATGGCGTGTTCGAAGATAAGTTCTCAATGGTGCCACGTTCCGCGCCCCCAAACCCCGAGCCCCCAACCCCCCCCTGGACAATGGTTCCCGCGGCGCCTGCGTTCCCCTACACTCGCGAGCCGTGGCAGTTTGTCCAACCTGCCGGCGCTCCTATTGCGGGCGCACCGATGACGGTGAACCAGACCATCAACATCCAGGGCACCAACGCGACGCCAGCGGAGATTCACGAAGCGGCCAAGAGCGGCACCGAGGCAGCGATCAAGACTAGGGAGAAGGATGCCATTCGCCTTGGTGGCCGCAAGCCACAGAGCACGCTCGGCGCTCCAGCCACAGAGGCGCCCCGATGATCAACGCCGTAATGGTCAAGTCGCTCGCCGACACCCCGCCCTCTGCCCTGGTGGACCGCACGGGCTACCAAGCCAGCGACGGCTATCAGCAGGTCGCCATCCCCTTCTGGGACCAGGAGCCGCAGGTCGACTCCCTCATGGTGGCTGGTGCGAAATATCCAACATGGGCCACGGATGAGCCGGTCTTCTCGCCCCAGATTTGGGACAACCTCACGCTCGGCACTATCGAGATGCCGGGCAAGTGGCGACTGTCGGGCTCATGCTCGCAGGACATGGACGTGCAGAAGCCCCAGGGGTTCGACGGGGGCGCCCTGGTGCTGCGCGGCTATGTGCCAGCCTTCATCACGATGGAGGGCACGCTGTGGACGCCTCAGCAGTGGAAGCTATTCCAGACCATCATCCCGTCCATCTGGCGGCGCGCCAACAAAGTCTCGGGCCAGGATGTGCTGATTGGGCAGAAAGGCCAGGTCAAACAGGCACAAACGGCGAGCTACGCGCAAATCGTGGCCGCGTTTCAGACGGCCGGCATTTCGCTCAAACAGGCCACGCAGGCAGCGACGGAGATGACAGCACTGCGAGCGGCGGGAGCGCAGGCAGAGGGGAATACTCCGGTCGGCAAACAGCAGATGGCCAGC